CGATTGACGGATTAACCACCTCGTCAAATACAGGTACGTCAACACCGTTAAACTTATAACCGCTTAACGCCTGAATCACCTTGCCTCTCACAAATGTTATCCTGTCCATGCCGTCACTTATCAACTGTTTGCTTATCCATCAACGCCTGTAAATCAGCCTTAAATTTTTCAACATTCTTCAAAAAGTTGTTATAAAGATAAGGTTTTCCTTGTAAAGTACCTAATCCATTCACAAAAAATTGCATCGCAATATCCTTCACCCATTGCGGGTATGGTGCCAATATTTCCCTTGCACTTAACCCCGTTCCGAACTCGATATAAGCCGCCATGTCGTTTCCTCCCTTGCCGTCCTCTCTCTTCGCTCCATCAACGGCCACCTCACCGGTTAACCCTTTGTCCTTGAATGATGAAACAATATTTATAAATCGTGTATCAATCGGATAACTTGCATCGAAATTCAATGCTCTCTTTGCATCCATTTCAGTATCTTTAATTGCAAATTCAACCAGTTGGACCACGTCTCTAAATAATTTAGTCTTGTACAAGTCCAAATTCTTTGATAATGTATTTTTAACTGTAATTTTAGGCATAGCAATTAAATCTTTAATTCGTGGATATCAAACGTGTAAATTCGTGATCTCCTTACAAAGTCCACCTGAGGTGTTGAAACAATCGAATACTTCTGACCTCTCCACCTCACTATCTGCTTTTTATTGAACTCCTTCCGTGTCCTCACCCTGAATGTTGACGGCAAACTTATTTGTGCCTGCTCAATATCTTTAGACGTACGCAGCTGTTCAATGCTTGCCCATGCCTCGAAGTCAACAACATCAACAGGAACGTTGCCCCCGTATCCGTCAGGTTGGCTTCCCTCGCTTACCGCCTGTATTTTTTCAGTTAATCTCATCTTTATTAAATCATTGGTGTTGCATTGAAATTAAAGTAAACATCCAAATCACGCTTGCCGTCCATGCTGTCAAACTTGATACCTACGTTCCTAACAATTGATTCCTTGATAGCTTCGTTGATTTCTGCCTCTGTTCTGCCTGTCCTTGCAAGTGCAATTTCAAACTCAGCATCAATTAAGACGCCTAAATAGTCATCATGCGAAGTGTCATCGCTATCAAGACTTAACGTTAGTTTTGCGTTTTCGAGTAGCTCGCTTTTTAGTGTTGCTTCCATTGTCAACTATTTTTTCAGTTATAACCTCCTCTACATCACCCTTTGTCTGCTTCTGCTCAATCGCCACTCCCATAGCTACAAGATATTTAGCCCTGTGATAATTGGTTTTAACAATATCGCCTTGCTTACCTAATGTATGATTCTTTAGTAGTTTTATTTCCATATCCTTTTAATTTTTAAAATCGGTAGGGTGTATTTCAACCCTACCAATTAAATTACAAATACTGTTCTTATGGTGTCACCGCCGGTGTAGGTAATGCAACCTTGACAAATGATTTGTCGTTATAAGTGAAGAAACCACTTCTAACCTCAGCCCTATATGTTACCATATTTTTGGTGAAGTTGTCAGCATGGCTCTCGCTCATATCCATCTGCAGCCCCTGTCTTGAAACAAATCTCGAATGATCTGCCGAAATAACGTAAGCCGTAGCAGGTGCTACACCTGTAGCTGGAACTGCCTGCAAGTTGTTAATGAACATCTGATTATTAGCAAATGTCAACGTCATGTTCGGGTAGTTATACTGACCGCTGCCGCTCGCCTTATTGAACGCAAGGAATTTCAGGTAATCCCAATTGTTGATCAATATGTGAGTAGGTGCCATATAATTGTCCCCAAGCTGTCCATATGCAGCTGCCAAAACAGATTCCAAACTATTCTCAAAAGCACCAACACCTGTCGGTAATGTAAAGTCAACCGCCTTGCTTGCAATATAGTCAAGTATCATCTTGTTTTCAGCTGCCAAAATACCGCTTGCTCCGTAAATCAATGCATAAGGTATTTCCGTCGCCATGAAGTCAACGTCTTCCAATATCTCCTTAGGAATATGAGTAATACCAGCAATCCAATCCACTGATACTACCTCTTTCTCCCAAGTAGGTGTAACCTCTGGTTTGTCCACATCAACACCCCCTACACCTGTGCCACGCTGCCAAATTGCAGCCGCGCCGGTAACCGCCCCCTGCTTCCAAATAGCAAGGTTTGAAGATGATGTTGAAATGTTCGGGAAAATGTTCCTTAAATATACAGGTGCATATGGACTTTTATACATAGGTAGTCTTTCGGTCGTGAGACTCGCATAGTCATTAGCTCCGAATGATGCTTCCGAAATCGCCTTTACAGTCAAATCTAAGGTTCCGCTTCTGTAATTTTTCAATGCATCTGCATTATCCCTGATTGTCTGCTCCAGCGACTTTTTGATAGCACCCATAGCGGTTACCTCTCCAGCAGGCACGGTTATCTGACTCTGCTTCTTAACATCAGCCGAAAGTTTATTGATACTTTCGGTTAACTCTTTCTTCACCGCTTCGATATCTTCCGACTTCGTAGCTTTTTCAAGCTGAGTAGTTAATTCGGTAACCTTATCATTTAATTCCTTAACCGATTTTTCGGCTACACCTTTAGCCGCCTCTTCGGCTGTTTTCTTCACATTTTCCAAAGCCTCTTGTTTATCCTTTTCAAGTTGAGCTTTTTTTTCTTCTTCCGTCATAATATTAATTTTTAAATAATTCGTAAATATTGTATATCAATTGCTCTCCTGACGGCTCATTTTTTTCGAGTGTGTCCTCACGGCTCGATTCTTTGAGTGTCAAAAATTGTTCTAAACTCTTTAATATATTGTCTGAAAATTGGCTGTCATACGCTTTCGTAATCGTCTGCCAAAATTTATCTTGTGTCAACTCTGTTTCTGCCTGAATAGATTTAACCATGTCGACCATCGAAAGCTGATTGGCCGGTTGCATCGTCAGAACGCTCACCTCATCTAGTTTAAACTCAGTGATGATCCGGCTATCCTGCTTATCCCTTTTCATTACCCAACCGCCAATTGAAAAACCACATTCGAAACCATTTTCAAACATGAATTTAGCCTCCTGATATGTATCTTTTCCGAGTTGGGTATCCATTATTATTTTAGCTTCCATATATAAGCCGTATGGATCATAAGCATCTAATTTTAATGGAACACCCACGAATTCGCTTGACCTGTGGTTTTTATAAATTTTCATTGACTTATGATTCTCCGAAACAGTTTTGATAAAACAACCCGCTCTCGATATATCACCTTGCAAATCCTCGATGTTGTAAACATTTGCGTAGCCGGATAATATCCCGTCATTTGCGCTCTTGAATATATCCGCTTTTTTTATCTTGTAATCTTTTTGTTCCATATCGTGTTACAATAAAATTTTAATTCCTTAATCGTGCATTATAATATGCTTCACTTACATACGTCACCGTACAACTACAATTAACAACATTTCGTGCGCTTAAATTCTCCGCATGCGGGTAATCTGCATACTCAACGCCATATTCATCAATTATCTGAAATTGTTCACTCTCCGGGATAGCCACCCCATCAAGTGCCACATGGTGCGCCCGTGGGTCTTTCGCCCCTCTGTGCATCCATATTTTATACATAGTGAACTCTCCAACTTCTTCTTTCCATGCAACAGCCGCTTGCCGTTGTGATTCATTAGCCATCTGTGCTACCTCCGTGCGTGCTATTCTCATCGCCCTTTGCCTATCAAACATCTTCAGTTGATCCACTATTTGATTGAACGGCACACCTACATTATTCCTTAAAACCTCCTGAACCGCTTCTCTTGTCGTGGTATCAATAGCAACTATTTTCTGTGCCATACGTGTATTAACAAATACCTCCATCCACACCCTCCATGTTGTGCTAAAAAAATCCGATACGCTCTTGCCAGTTTTAAGCCCGTTTAATAGATTGTATTGGTTACTGCCTACTGTTAATCCATCCACTCCATAAAGGTCGCTAAAAATAGGCTCAAAACGTGAAATAAAAGAGCCTGTCTCTATTAATTCATCCCTCTGTCTCTGCAACTCCTTATAGATTTTTGCACGATACTTCCTCTCCAAACGAAACATTCGCCTGTCAAGTGCTGTTTGATACCGTGTGAAAAATCTACTGTTTGCCATATCTTTTAATTAATAAAATCATTGCCCCCTGAATAATCGCTTAAAGGTATTTTGTTCGTGTCGATAAACACCTCATCGGCATATTCGTTATCGATTGAATCGAAACCATCAATCGCCCTCAACTCATTCAATGTCAATTTTCCCTCCAAACTCTTGCGCTCTTCAAGTGACATCTGTAATTCATCGTACAGGCTTGTATCGTAGTCAAGAACATAGTTAATGAATCGTCCGCCTTCTGTCCTGAACGGCTCAACAAGCCAGTTATTAAGTGCATCCTCCTCCTTATTCAAATATGGAAGTATTACATCCCTAATAAATCTTGCACCGCCCTCTTTTTGATTTTGATATGTAGGGTTCTTTTCAAACAAAACCGCTGGAACGCCCCATAAATCGCACAGGTTATCACCAGCTTTTTCGATTGAATTGATGATATTCAATGCATCAGGTGATAAGCCTATTTGGGTGTATTGGAGTGGCATACCGCTCACGACAATTTTATTTTTGTTGTCTATCCCGTGTATCTTTGTTTCTACTGCATCTTGTGTCGCTTTCGTTTGAGTTGGGTCCATCCAGTTGTTCTTGTCAGGGTGATTTGGCGAAATAATACCCTTTGCACCCTCATTCTGTATTGACTTTATCCATGTCTCAATAGCGTAATCATCCAATTGTAAATATTTCAATCCAGCCATTAATGGCGACATCCCCCTGAACTGTGAGCCTTGCATATTGAATAATGGATTAGCCATTTTAAGATGAAAAACATTTTTTAAATCTTCATCCTTCCATGTCCTTAACCTCCCGTTAGGCATCATATATTGCCACGCAATTATCTCATCATTCTTAACATCGTGGCTCATTCTCGATGGTGGAATGGCATATAACTCTAATGCTATATCAGAATTTAGTGCTGTCTCCCTTATTAAAAACGCCTCTCCCTGAACAAAGTAAAACAACCTGAATAACTCGAACAAGTCAGCCCATGTTTGATATGGATTTGGCTTTTCAAGTAATTTAAACAGATCGCTATCCTCAGGTGCATATTCCAATGCTTTCGTGTACAAGCGTTTTTTTACGTGCTCTATCGGTGTAGCATTATATTTATTATTCCTGTACTTTCTATATTTTCTTGCCTTGTCATCGCCTGTATCAATATACAACTCTAAATTGGCTACAGCACACTTTTGATTTATCTTTTGAATGATCTTATAAACATTACCATTTTGGGTATAACCTTTTTCGATAAAATCGCTTGCATCCCAGCTATATAACGTTAACGGCATATTATATAACGAAAGTTGGTAAGATGAGGAAGAACCTATCGCCTTACTACTTCGCTGTTTATTAAATCCTAATGCTTTTTTAATCATCTTCGCTATATAAATTTATTCCCATGAATACCGTAATTGTCACCCAAAAAATAATGATAGCAAGCCTGCTACCTACCCACCAATCAGCAACATCAAAAGTCAATTGTATAAATGAAATTGATAAATATAACATCAGTAATGCTATCAATGATAGAATTATGAGTGTCAATAGTGTACTGTATCTTTTATTCAATTTCATATATCTGTTTACTTATTTCAATATATTGAAAATTCAAACTTATTAATTTTATGCATAACGGCATACCTAATAGCATCTCCTGCATGGTTATAGGCATCAATAGGCTTATTAGTAGGATTGCCATCCTTATTTAGCGCCCAGCTATACGCCCTTAACTCCTTTATCAAATTAACGCTTCTTTTAGTAACATATATAGGTTTACTTAAAAGAGTATCAATACCCTTAATAACGCTGTCCGGACCTTTGACCGCCCCTTTGACGTTATACCCAGCGTTGCACATCTCCTGAATACTTTTAGGCTCTGCGCTATCCGCTATTATTTCGTCATAGTTTTTTTTAAGCCCTAAACTATCAAACCTCCTAATGATGTCTGAGTTAAGCATCCCTGTTTGATAAATCAGTTCATCAACGTAGAAAGCGTCATCCGTCTCAATTGTTTTAATCAAAGCCGTAGGATCATTCGTGAAGCCGAAGTCAAGCCCGTAAATAGCTTTTTCCTCTAACTCCTGCGGTATCCTGTCTATCTGATACCAGTTTGAAAAAATAATACCTTCCGTAACACCATACTCGCAATCAAAGTGTATCCGCTTAAAATTCTCATCCCTTGAAACTCGCATCTCTATCCTGTTGCGCTCCGTTTCAGGAAGGAAAGGGTTGTCGGTATAGTTTGACTTGATTACAATCGTCTTGTCATAATTTGACAACCAATTCTCCATCCAAAACTGAGCGGTAGGGTTGAAGTCGGCAATAACATTTTCTGAACGTCTTGCCAGTTCATCCCAAACATCCTTTTTCAATGAGTTGACCTCATTACCATACAGATAATCACGCCTTGCCCCTAAAGCCTTGTCAATTCTATCAGCCGAGAAAAACTCTATTATAGATCCGGTCGGAGCGGTCCATCTTGAAGTGGATATGTTCCAACTCGATTTACCCCATAACCCCAAAGGCTTGCAAACATTTGATAAAATTCTTATTGCCCCGATATCAAGGTGCGGTTTGGACTCTGAAACGATGGTTATAATCAAGTCTTTAAATCTTAGTGCTATGGAGAATAAAAACAGAACAATATCATA